TTTCAACATTGGCGACCAGAATGTCAACTTCAGTAAGAGTGCCAAATTGTCAGTTCGGGCGGTGCGGGCTATCATTGCGGAAGCTTCTGAGCAGACTGAGCAAGAGCCTGTGGCTTGGATGTGGGATGAAATGTTTTGTGAGGATTGGACAACAGTATCTAGTGTAATCAAACCAAGTAAGAGTAAGTATGTAGATAATGTCCGTCCACTTTACACAGCACCACCAAAACGTGAGCCTTTAATTAATATATATGTATTAAACGCTTTTAAAGCTGATGATGAAGCCACACATCCCTACAGTTATTGGGCAGGTGTTGAATTTGCTGAGAAGCATCACGGCATTGGAGGTGGGGAATGAGCATTGTTGAATGGTTTTATGTGGTTATGTGTGTAGGGATAGCGTGGATAGTTTTGACTACCCCATACTTGGTTGAAAAGTTGATAAAACTAATTAAAGAAATTCGAGGTAAGAAACGAAACCCTTTGAATGATGAAGTAATTTATATGATGATTCTTGGCAGTAAATACCCCAATAACTGGGAAAAAATTAAAGCATTTGCAAGAGCAATAGAAAAAGCACACGGCATTGGAGAGTAAGATGACTGAACTAAGAGATACCATAGCAACAGCTGTATTGCAGGGGTTTATTCAATATATGGGATGTGACCCTGAAGATTTATTATACCCAAAACGAGAGCAGAAAAATAAACACGCTCTAAGTAAGTCAGCGTATGCCTATGCAGATGCAATGTTAGCAGAAAGGGAGAAAAGAGATGATAATTAAAACAACTAAACAACTAAATAAAGCCCATCCGTCTGACGCAGCTTTTGATATTGAAGCCAATGTGGAAACGTATCTATATGCTTACAGCAGAAAGTTAATTAACACAGGTGTGCGTATGGCAATACCTGAAGGTTACTGCGGCATCATTAAGTCTCGTAGCGGACTTGCTGTAAAGAATGGTATAGAGGTTGGAGCAGGGGTTATTGATGCAGGTTACAGGGGTGAGATAAAAGTCTTGCTGTGTAATCATGGTGACGATGACTTGTACATAAATTCTGGAGATCGTATTGCACAGCTAATGATCGTACCCGTACCTGCTGTAACACTTGAAGTAGTAGAAGACTTAGATGAAACAACTCGTAGTGATAAAGGCTTTGGCTCGACAGGTTTAAATGCTATACTGGCCGACATTTCTAAAATTGAACAAGGTAAAGAAGATGAGGTTTTATAACGCAGAAGAGAGCGAATTTAAAGCTCAAAAATACAGAGCATACTTAGTGATTACAACCGGATTACTTATTGCTTCTATAGTCCTTAACTTAACTGTATTGGCACATTGCTAAAGACCTATGGCTAACAAAACAAGTAACAAGAATCGTAAAAAGAAAAACCCTTTTAAAGCAAAAGAAGACTATGAGTGACGTAATAGATAAAGCAAACGATCAGGCACAACTGATCTTAGAGAAACAAATAGAGCTGGCAAAAGGTGTTAAATTAGACATCTTTTCTAACGACTCTGGGCAGTGCTGGGAATGCGACGCACCTGTAATGGATAACAGACGCTGGTGTAGTAAAGAGTGTGCTGAAATGGCAGAACGGAGTGGTTGGTGAACTGGGGAGCCTTTATATTCCCTCCCATCAATCTTTGGAATTATCCTAAACAATACGGAGACTATATGATAAACGAAGAAACACTTATAAAACCTGTATGGAAGCCTAAAGAACTTCCAGCTGACCCTATTAATAACCCAAGCCATTACACGCATGGTGGGATTGAAGTGCTAGATTATTTGGAAGCTAAAGGGTTGGATAAGGACTTTCACTTAGCTAATGTAATTAAGTATGTGTCTCGTGCAGGATACAAGATCAATAAGCTGGAAGATTTAAAGAAAGCTAGATTCTACTTAGACCGCAGGATTAAACTTTTGGAAACAGAATGATGACCGCTGAAGACGCATTAATGCGTGATATAGCAGAGTTGCGAGCTGAGATAGCTGAGTTAAAAAAAGATGCGTATAGATATAGGTTTATACGCTCAACCGTTGTTGATGAAGCAGGTGTTGCTGGGTATGATAAAAGTGTGGATGAACACATAAGGAAGAGAAATGAAAGCCTTAATTAGGAGATGGTTTGCACCTCCGCACGTATGTACAAAGTTCAGACAATATTATGGTTTGAATTTAAAGGTATGCCATGAATGTAAAAAAGAAAGTCCTTTGTGGGAAGCAAATATAATAAAACATCAGCGATAATAAGAGAGAATAATACAATGAAAATAACATTAGAAAACTATACAGATCCTATATTAATAGGTAAATACTCAGGCATCTGTTATGGACGCGAAGGGAATGATGAGAAAAGATTAAAACACATAATAGATGTTGGACACTTAAGTTGCCTACGTTTTGGCATGGCTGTTTTTAAGATTGAAGGGATCAGTCGAGTATGTCTTGCACAACTAACTAGAAGTGTACACCTATCTTACTTGGTACGTAGCTCACGTTACTGTGATGAGAGTGATGCCTTAATGTTGATACCAGAATCCTTAAGGCTTCATGAAAAGACTGTGGGCAATTATCTGACGTTATCTAAAGAAGTATACAAACAACTTCGTGAAGCAGGTGTATCCAAACAAGATGCGCGATATATCCTCCCACAGGCTCAAGAGACAGAGCTTTATGTGTCAGGCAACTATCAGGCTTTTGTTGACTTTATTAAGCTTAGATCAAGCAAATCAGCCCAAACTGAAGTGCGGGAAGTAGCCTTGGCAATACAGAAAGAACTACAGCAAGTAGCACCTATAATCTTCGGAGAAGCACAATGAGTATAATACTAAGAGACAATGTTCTTATACGTAATCGTGATCTAATCGATGCGTTGGTGATGATCAGTCAAGGGTTTGAAGATGACGATGAAGACGAGTTTGCTGAAGAACGATTTGTATTACAAACATCCGCAGCAAGAATGATCACCCTTACCAGAGTAATATGTTTCTTTTTCACAGGGTTTATTGTCTCTAACGCTTTCTGGCTTTATAACTATTTATCCCACTAACCTAAAAGGTTAACCTCACAGCTCATCACTGTGAGGCCTTGTGTACTAATCTAACTCTTCTTCATCTGCTTCCAACTCTGGGATCTCACTCTCAATCTCGTAAACATTCTTACCTAACATTTGGCCCCTAGTGTTAGTGTACTTAGCCCTTTCTTTTCCTTTTAGAGAACTGAGAATTGATTTGGCTGAGACCCCTGCACCAGGATGTCTTTCTGCAAATTTAACGAGTGCCGCCATAACTTTCTCTTGTTCTTTAGGTGAAGCTTTAGCATATTCATCATAGAGGAATTCCTTACGATCATCTATAAACTTGTCTAACATATGCGCCGATCTAGCTGCTTTTGACTTCTCAGCCATGTGCATAGTTTCCATACCCAATGCTCTAGCTACAACATCCCAAGTGCTTATTTCTTCTTTAGAAACAATAGGCAATCCTTTTGGAGTTAGCTTACCTTCTGTAGCATATCTATGGGCAGTCATCACGTTACGTATACCCGCTGGCATTATCTTTTCAATTGCTTGTTCGTAATTACCAGCCGTCCACGCTTCACTTGCTTTCATAATGTTTGCTGCAGTAGAACCAGCAGCACCTAACATTGTTTTCCCAAAGTCTCCAACAACATCGCCCTTTAATGTTTCGTTTAGATCAGACTCTTGAATCATAGGTATCAAGTCACCAGCACCAATTCTTGGAGTTAGATTCATATTTGTGATAGTGCCTATAGGACCATCCAATATCATTTTAACAACAGTATTGTTAAGACCTGAGCTTCGCATTGCATTTCGCATATCTTGTTCAAGCGAATGCCTTTCGTCATCATCACCCGCAATGTCTCTAATAAAATCAGTAATAGACATAGCAAGACCTGCACCTGGCAAACCTAGAGCACCTGCGAACAACCAATGCATCGCATAAAGACTTCCTAAGAACTTTATACCTTGCCTCCTAACTTCTGGAGATTCTCCTTTCAACGCATCATATCCAGCTTTGCCAAATGCAAAAAGAAGTTTAGCCCCATATTGTTGGAATTGAGAAGCAACCTTAACCATCCCTCCAAAACCTGTCTTAACGAGTGAAGACTGACCTGTTGCGCCGAAGTCGCCCAAGTCTAAGTATGTAGTATCAATCGCGCTTCTAATAGCGTCCTGATGCGTCATACCACTTCTCATGTTGGCAATGTATGCCGCAGCTGCTGAAACCTGACGTGCAGCACTTTCTGCTTCAGCAAATGGTCTTGAAGTTATTTCCATAACCCGTTTAGCTTTGGCAAATGCTGAATCACTTTTGCTGGTAGGTTTGTTCTGTCCACTAAATGCTTGAGCGTGTACACTAGGTAGTAGTAGACCTTCTGCTCGCATCTTATCCATTGCATCGGGTAAGTTGAACTCATCAGCATGTTTAGCACCTGTGACAAGATTGCCTATAGTATCTTTACGAGCTTCGGCGCCTCTTTTTATATCACCAAAAGGTGTCTTCTTAGTCATACTACTTGTGTACAAACCTACTGCAGAGTTAAGAGCTCTACGTGCAGCGTTTACACCATGCACTTTAGCTATACTTGGCGCACCTTGTAAGGGTATAGATGCTAACTGCAAAGCTGCAGAAGCTGGTGCAGATAAGTAATAATGAAAGACCGCACCTGTTATGGTGTTAATCGCACCATTAAGTTGCTTAGGATAGACCGAGTCAGTTATTTGCTTCTTAAATGCATTATAGTAATCAACAGCTAAGGTTTCATCAACAGGCAACTCATGGCTCAAATTATCTAACTTAGCCATTATATTGTTAGACAATTCAATACGTGGTAGCTGTTTACTCATACTCAAAGCATAAGTATCAAACGATCTGAATATATCATTTGAGTAACCAGCAGTGCCTTTGCGATGTAAGAAGCGTTTAGCAATACTTTGTTCCGGTCTACCCATTAGGTGCATTTGAAATAGATAATCTTTCATCTCATCTGCAACTATAGCAATATCCTCAGTGGATTCTATCTTTTCAAACTTCTTATCTACACTTTTCCATAAGGCGTCTAGGGAGCGGTTACCTGTCAATATACTACTGTTATCTCTTAAGATATCTTTAGTAACACCTTTTGTTTCAATGGAAGGATTGTTATCAATAAACTCACGAGCTTCTTCTTCGCTTTCAAACTTACTAAATTTTGGAATTAACTCGCCAGTGTCTTCATCTATATCCCCATCAGTATATTGCACAGCATAGTTGCCAAAACGCATGACAGGAAAGTAATCACCCTTTAGCTGAGTATGCTTCATCTTTTTAGTAAAGATCTCGCGCTGTCTTTCCTTTTTCTCATCACTAATCTCTGCAGTGTCTATACGAGATAACTCTGCATTAATGTAATCTTGATAAGATTTTTTATAAAAGTCTGCAAGTTTGTTATACATAAGTTTTGATTGAGGCGTTAGTTGCCCCCATCTTACTTTCAACGCTTTAAGATCTTTAACTCTTTGTGCGTAACCTTTCTCCTGATTTGCTAACTCAGACTCAATTCTATTGTCTATATTGTTAGGACTATCAGGGTTAATTTCAGAAGGTGAAACCTGTAGTATAGTTGCTAAATTTGCTGTATCTCCAAGTATACCAACCTGTCTTCTGTTCTCTTTGATGTACTTGTTTATTTGTTTGCGTAGATCTAAATACTCTTCCAATAACTTATTTGTCATACCTGTTATTTTGCGAGTATCTTTTAAGATCTCAGACGCACTATTCTTTGATGGTGTGCCATCCTCACTAGGTCTACCACGTAAGTATTTAGCCCCTATTTCTCTAATACCTGCTGCACTGAACAGCTCTAAGTACGAGGGTAGCTTCTCACGATTGAAACTTGCGATCGCGTTGGCTTTCTTTCTAATCTTTGGGACGTTCTCATCAAAACCATCTTTGCCTACGGAAAACGCAGTTTCTTCACGAGCAGTTCTTTCTGCAGTCTTAGCTTCTCTACGCATAGCATCAACAGCCATTTGTCTAGCATCAGCTTCAGACAATCTAATATTAGCACCAAGCTTGGCTCGTAGGAAGTTACGTATGGATGCAACAATTTGACGAACTAAAGATAAGTTTGGTGAGTTCTCAACAAGATACGCCAATGCTTCTTCAGCCACCAAATGATCCGGTGTACCTTTGGGTACAGCAGCACGGGCTTTGACAAAAGCATCACCTTGATTAGTCATAGCTTGGTCTTTAACATAGCTCCAAAGCTTAGCGCCAAGCATCTTTGCCATACCAGCATGTACACCTACTTCATGTAGAGCAACGCTTTCTATAGTACTAGGTGTTAGTTTATTAGCAACGTAGTGCGTAACACCTTCGGCTGTAGTCATACCCTTTACATTAGCTGGATGACCTGTTCCTGGAAGAGTATCTGCTGTATCATGAAGTACAGCCTTACCTGACGCTACAAGGCGTTTTAATTCAGGGGACAGAGCTTTACTCAAACTTGCTGTAGTATGACCTGTAGTGGCACCTGTAGGAGCTACAGAATAAGAATCTTGAGTTTTTGCTTTAGCAGCAACAGCTTTATTGTTAGCCACTTTAACTTTGGCTAGAGTTCTGTCTATATTTTCATATAGCTCTTTAGCTTTGACTGCAGTTGGAGTATTTTTATTAACCTCGGCTACTTTTTTTAATGCGCCTATTAATTTTTTAGCACCTTTTGGATCATTGATAACATTAATAGCTTCAACTTTTGGAGAAGTAAAAAGTTCTTTAACAAGTCCTGATTGTGGGCGTAATCCTAAATTTAAAACATCAGCTTTACTAACCAACATTTCTGAAGGTTTGATATAGTTTTCAGGTGTGTACTCTTTGCTCAATACATCTATTAAAGCTTTTTGCTTTTCGGGTGTTAGCTTATTTATAGCAGCAGAAACTTTAGGATCGGATATAGGTAACCCTCCAGCTCTTTCTACAAGTTTGCCGACTTCAAGATCTTTTATGTTAGCTTTTGCAACATGATCTGGAGTGATAACATCAGTGTCTTTAGCTCCAACTTCAGCATGAACTGCTGTAGCAAAGTCTGTAGCTTTTCTTTGACCAACAGGTTCTTTACCCAAAAGTGTGTCTGGATGTGGGCCACCTTCAGCTGTTTTAGTTAAACCTTTGAGTGCTGTTACTAAGTTAGGTACTTCTAATCTTTTAGCTTCATCAACAACATCGACTTGTTTTAAAGGACTAACTTCTTCAACAGCTTTGGGTTCAGGTATAACTTCTTCTTTGATAGTTCCTTTCTTACCGCCAAAGATATCTAATGTTTCTCCGGGTTTTAACTTGGCAACTTTCTTTGCTGTATCGGCTTCGTTCTTTTCAATAAGAGCTTTTTGTTTTTCAGCTTGTATTTTTGCTTGTTCATCTAATACAGCTTGTTGCTTTTCTTGAGCTGCTTCTCTAAATGGAATAGCTTCAGCATATGTCGCAGCTTGTTCAGGGGTAAGGACGTCACCTTCTACGCTAACAGGCAATGCTGTACTACGAAGCTCAGGTGTTATTGATGGTGCAGTTCCTTTTGGAACCTTTTTATCTAAAGGTTTATACCCAAAGATATCTTCTTGGCGTTTGTTTATACCTTCAGCTTCAATTTCTTCTGGTGTAATTTCTTGCCGTTGCTGAGGACCTTCATACCCTCCGAACATATCTTCTTGTGAGAACTTTTTATATCCAGCCGCAGCAGCCTTCTCTTCTTTCTTTTTACGCTTTTCGTTATACTCTGCTACTCTTTTTGCTTGTTGCTCTGGAGTTAGAGGTACGCCTTCTTGCTGACCGTATAGGATATCAGGGCGACCAGCTGGAAGTTCAGCAGCCTGCGCTTCAGCAGCTTTGGCTTCAGCTCTTTGTTTAAAGAACTCTTCCTCTTCTGTTAATGGTTTGGACTCTTTATCACGCGCAGCTTCTTCTTGCATCTTTGCAAGCTCTGCATCAAACTGTTCTTGGGTTTTAACTTTGGCTTTTAATTCTGCAAAAGCCTCATCATTTGTTTTTGCGTTTTCACTACCTTCCGTATTTCTGGCAATACCTTCTGCCATGAGTCTTCCATTCTCTTTGAAAAACTCAGGTGTCAATGCTGTTTTATCAGTTAAAACATCCAAACCAACATTGCCAAAATATTCGATCTTACTAAGTGCTCTATCTTTAGAGCTCATTCCTTCTACCGTAGCAAACGGCGCTCGCATCGTACCACCTACAAGCACACCACCTAACGCGGAAGTACCGTAAGCTTCCAAAGCTTCTCTATCAGTTAGAGACTCACCAGCTTGGGCTCTACTTAAAGCTTCTTGCCCAGCCTCTACACCGCCCTCTATAACACCTGTGCCGATGGTACTACCAACAACTCTACCTGCTGTACCTAATCCTGTACGGGTCGAAGCTTGTAGGACCTCTTCAGCTGCAGTTTTAGTACCTAATGTTTTTGCAACTCTTTCCCCTATTGCACCAGCCCTTCCTAAGATTTGGTTTATACCTACCTTATCTAACACCCCTTGTGCTAGACCTGAAGCAATAGCGGCTCCTCTATCAAACTCTGTGCGAGTGCCAGCAGCTATTTGATCAGCTTGACGGTTTATGTTTTCACCAGTGGCGCTAAGGCCATAAACACCTAACTCGGCTAGAGTTGCAGCACCGATACCTCCTAACGCTACTTCTGGGGCTAGAGCACCTGCGGCAACACCTGTGGCGATAACCGGAGCAGTTCTAGCAACGTCATAGCTTATGGCTCTTGGAGCAGCTTTAACAGACTCCCACAAACCTTCTTGCCTATAAAGAGCTGGCAAGTCACTTATACTTGGGTAATTCTTACCTTGCGCCCTACCTGCTAAAGTAAGTTCTCTACCAGACTCTTCAGATCCCGCAAGTTGCATAATACCACCTGCTGTAGACTTAGATGCACCAGCAGCAGCTTGACCTAGACCAGCAAAATACCCTTCGTCTTCGGGTACTAACTCCCCCCTAGCTCTTGCTGCTATTTGTGCATCAGTCTCTTCTGCAGAAGGTTGGCCGCCGCTTAAATGTTGAATAAGCTCATCGTCTGAATAACCTGCATTCCTTGCTGCAGTTGTATCAAATTTGTTTTCAGCCCCTAAAAAATCAGCAATTTCACCAGCAGAATACCCTGCAGCTTTAGCACCTTCTATATCAAACGCCATGTTTAATCCTTATTATTTTTGAAAAGAACTTAAGGGTATTCTATCTTTAATTGTTTGATCTGAACTAGCTCTTGGTCCAGTTGATGGTAAAGGCTCTCCACCATACTCTCCTATAGAGCTTATTGAATTTTGCAATCTTGTAAGGTTTTCAGCCGCAACGGAAAGCTCTCTATTTGCTCTATCTTTTGCTTCCGGAGTAAAAGCTGTACTTGCAGCTTGAGAAGCTTCTGCGTATCTTGTTTTTGCTATTCCAATTTCAAGTGCTAATCTTGGATCTTTGGCACCAGTTCCAACTGGCTCTGTTTGTTTCCAAGCTTCTGCGTATGAGAGACCTTTTGTGTCCATAAGATCTTTAATGGCTTGCGCTTTCATACCTGCTTCTGACGGTTTACCTAACATTGCAGTTTGATATGCAGCAGTTTGCCCCATTTCTTGTTCTTTCAATTTTTCAATGGCTCTTTGATGTTCAATAGTTGCATCCAACTCTTGTTTTTTCATTGCAAAATTAACCAAAGGTTCTTTTAAAGCTAACACTTTTGCTGAAGCTTTTTCCTTTTCAACAGCGGCTTTCTCTAGCTTACCTGCTTCTTCAAGTCTTGTTGCATGTTCCAACATGTATATAGACTTGTCTATTTCTTTCATTATTTTTTTGTTTTCTTTGGTATCTTCCATAACACCTGGAAGCGTATCTTTCAATGCCCGCATACCTGCAACCAATGGAGGACCAGGAGTGCCTGCCCAGTTGGCCCCAAACTCCATAAGGCGTAAGCCCATTTGTCTACGAGCTTCGTCAGGCGCATTAGCTTTTTCTTCCATGATAGACTTGCGGTAATCAGCTGATGCAGTGTCTTTGCCAAGATACTTATCTTCCAATCTTTGTTGCTCAGCCATACGGTCGTCAATAGACATATCCGCTTCTGCTTGAGCTGCAGGTATAGCGTTTTGATACTCAGCCATAGCTGACTCAACTGTCACCGGAGCTGCAGGAGCTGGAGCAGGTGCTGGTTCTTGAGCAACAGGTGCAACATTCATAGGCGGAGCTACAGCAGGCGCAGGAGTTGCTGCTACATCCATAGGTGGGGCTACAGCAGGTGCAGGAGTTGCGGCAGCATCCATAGGTGGAGGTATAACCTCAGCTGGCGCTGGTTGTGGATTATTTTCAGCAAGTAAGAGCGCCTCCTCTTCTGCGGCATTTTGTATTTCAAGCTCTTCTTTTAATCGTTTTTGATTGGCACTATATTCAATATCGGTAGTTGTTTTTTTCTTCTCTTTTACTTCACCTTCTTTTTTATACCCTACGATTCCACCTCGTGCCATACGTTTTTCAGCAAGGACGCGGTTACCTATTTTCTTTTCTTGTTCGCTTGTAGCTTCACTTAAAGTCTTCTCTATTTGTTCAGGCGTCATATCTTGAAACTTAGCTTCTATAGCGCCGCCAATATTAAAAGCTACAATACCACCAGTTGCGTAACCCTTATCACGAATGACCCCTCCTTTTTTTGTACCTTGTCCAGCTAAATATGCACCTGCACCAGTTGCTAAGAATCCGCCCACCTGACTAGCAGTACTTGGGTTTGCATTGTAAGTCGTAGTAGAAGAGTCTGTCATTGGAACACCTCTAGTGAGGTTTGACATATCTGCAAGTTGTTGCATTGGGTACTTTTGAGCGTTGGCGTAATCAAGTACAGCTTGATCAATACCCCTTTGTTGTAACGCTTGTTGTTCTGCCCCAAGTCTTTGTTGCTCATTGATAATGTCAGTTTGTGCACCAAGTTCTGCAGCCCCCAATTGACCCAAGGCAGTACCAGCAGCACCAACACCACTGTAACCAGCTTGAGCAGCATTGATACCTGCAAGACCTGCTTGCATACCTTGTTGGCCTTGTTGTTGCCCTTGCAGTGCAGTATTAACACCTTGGATACCTGTGCCAACACCTTGAACACCTGCTTGCATTGCTCCTGTGCCAGCTTGAAGGCCTTGTATACCTAATGTCGCACCAAACTGTTGTTGAGCTTGAGCATTTTGAAATGCATTTTGTGAACCTTCGGCTTGTAGTTTAGCCAAGGCCATATTTCTATTGCGTTGATTTTCAGCTGCCATAAGCGCTTCACGGCTTCCACCGAAAGCACCTGCTTTAGCTGCGTTACTTCCTTGTTCTGTTGCTGAAATATCGTATGTACGGTTTAGCTCACGCTCTTGTTGAGCAACTACATTTTTCATATATGGAGACATATATGCTTGTATGGAGTTTGGATCCGTAGCAGTTTGTGTATATCTTTTTTGAGCAGTATACCCTTGCAAGGCTTGCGCAGCGGCGTCTTGGCCCATACCAGCAGCCAATGAACCATAGTTCAACCCACCCTCATTACCTATAAGAGCGGCGTTCTGTCCGAACTCAGCACCTGCGGCACCATAGCTATACGATGGATCTACTGTGCCAAGCTGACCTTCACCTGCTGTTGCAACCATATTTGACGCTGGACCAAACTGCCAAGGGGTTTGCAAACCTGCCGCACCTGCTTGTGCTTGCTGTTGCATAGGGCTGAATGGTGCAAGGTAGTCACCAGTGTCGGTACTGTAAGGTTGATAAGGTTGCAACCCTGTAACTTTACCATTCTCATCAAACGTATACGTCTGCTTAGCCGCAGCTTGCATGTACGTGTTTACATACGGTTTTAAATAATTTGGGATATTACTTGTAGTTGTCGAAGTAGCACTAGGGGTGCTCGGCATCTTTGGAGGATCACCATAAAACCGTGGGCAAATATAAGTAAAAAAGAATTTGTAAAGACTGCTTGGTTTGAATATCATAATACTAACTCCAGACTAATATGGTTACTAGGGGTAAAACCCATTTTTTGCTTTAATAATCGTGCTACAGAAGGTCTAGTTCCACATTCTATTCGTGTTGCGCCCATAGCTTTTAACCAATTTATAAAAATCGTATAGTGCTCTACTTCTTTCCCAGCGTATCCGCCAAATGTTGTCACATACGCAACTCTAGCGAGAGGGTAATTTGCCCATTGTATTGTCACAGCCGCTTGTATAACATCATCTGTAAGGCCTATAAGTAAGGTTTGTTCCCCCCGTATGATATAATCTTTTAAATGATGTATATTATAGTAGGTACCTAATTTTCCTTTTTCAAACGATTTAGATAACCACCGTTCAACTTCAGGCCACACATGATGTATATATTTAGGGTCTACATATTGGACTTGCACGGTCACGCAGGTAATCCTTTACGTGCTTTTGAATCTACAGCAACTTTGCCTTTACCGATACTTTTCTTTCTACGGGCTTGAACTCTATCCACCATTGCTTGCAGTGCTCTAGCACCTGCTTCAGTAGAACCGTTACCTAGTTCAGATACAATCCGTGCAGGTATAACGAACTCACCATCTGCAAGTCTAGCAGGTTGTTTACCTGTATCACCAATCTCAGCAGGTATGCTATCAGACACACCATCACCAGGTCCTCTTGTTAGTCTAGGTATACCACCATGAGCGTAGCCTCCTAAGCTAGAGTCACCCATGATCCCACCTTTGGCCGCTTGTTGTACAGGCTCTGTTACAGCAGCTGGAGCTTCTTCAACAGGCGCTTCTTCTGGTGCTTGTTGCGCCACAGCTTGTTGAGCTTGCGCCAATGCGTCGGCATAAAATTTATTTACAGGTGGAGCTTCTGGTGTCTCAGGAGGTTGTGCTGTCAAATTAGGTTGCCCTATACCTGTTATACCGCCATTTGCATAATAATACTTAACCGTGTCTCTTGGTATATTAATTGTTGGCTGATAGTTAGGACTCATCTCAGGCCAAGTATACTCTTGTTGTTGGTTATCATTTTGGTTATTATTTTGATCATCGCTACCGCCTGAACTCAACATGTAACCACCTATACCGCCCAGTGCCCCAGCGCCCAACATGCTCCATCCTGGATTTTTGTCAATTAGATCCATACCTGATTTAAAAGATTTGCCAGGATCTACTGCTGTATTATTTTTAGCAAATTGTTCGGCAAACTGTGTGCCCGCTTCTGAGTTTGTAAGATCAGGCCCAATAATATTTGGATTTGCAATTACATCTTTTTGTGCGCCTACAGAAATATTAGGTACAATAGTTTTACCTTCTCCTATTCCAAATTTCCATCTATCCATGGCCCCTGCGTAGTCAGTTGGCTCGCCTGTAAGACCCATAGGTAAAGAGTTTTGAAAGTTAGTCCCAAAGTTATTAACAGCATTTGAAAGTGACCAATCTGCCCCGCCTATTTGTTGGCTCTCAGGAGCGGAACCTCCTCCTGCGCCTTGAGCATATCCTCTAGCGCCACCAGCTATACCACCAGATAATGCGCCTTGACCTACGTCTTCACCAAAAGCTGCTGCGGTAGCGGCCCCACCAACGGCTCCGCCTAACCCTTCGCCAACCATTCCACCACCGAGGCCTCCACCTAAAGCCCCGCCGATAGCACCACTCATGGCCGTTTTGGCTGCAGACCGTCCTATTTCATCTTTGCTTTTACCCATCGCTGCTTGTATAGCAGCTTGGATAGCCATCTGTGCGGCTACAGATACAAAACTCATGGTAAATCTCCTAACAGCAGTTGCTGTTCATATTCTTCAAAGGTAGCAGAGACAAGTTCTTTCTCAATAGCTTCAATCTCTGTGTTATCTGTTCTATGTACGGTAATAAAAATTACATCTGTTTCTGCATAACCTAAACGCTTAACACCTGGTTTATCAACCATGATGTGACCTTCAGAAATAATGTAAGAATCAATACCGTTAGTGATTCTTATTCTGCCTTTAGCTAAAATAGCAATGCTTTCAAAATTGTGTATCTTCCCTGTTAGCAACGTCCCTGCAGGTATAAACATGCTTCTCGCGTACACACCATCTATTTGATAATGCTCTATAGGTAGCTCAACCTGTGGCATTTGTAGTAGCTCTTGCTCAATCCGTAAGATCTCTGGCATAGTACCAAGTTCAGCTAAGTTGCTCATTATAACCCTTATGTGTTGTTTCTACTTACTAATTATAACCCTTACATATTGTTTTTGCTGAGTTTATCATTAATAAAGCGCAGATACGAATGTTGATGTTAAAATAATTGAAGGTGATGCAGGGTGAGCAGGAGATACCCCCGGTGGATACGTTGCCGCAACTGTGTTCCCTGAATTGGAAGCCATCATTAATTGTACATAATCCCCTGCCGTTATAGGTATGACAAGGTTCCAAGAAATAATCGCAGCGCCGGGAATACCTCCGTGAATAGTTGGTATACTAACAATACCCGCACTGTTATCTATGTCCACACCGTTTTGTCTAAACCACAGGGTTACGTTATCAACCGTGTTGTCATACGATAATAGCTGAGCACTAAACTGAATGTTGTAATAGCCAGAGTACTCATAAACAACTTTTGTATTGTCTGTTGGGTCAAGTATAATTTGATTACTAACATCGGTAGATGTCATGGCTACCGTCAACGGAGTTGTTGGAGAAGGCACTGGTTGTGCTTCTGATACATACACACCAGCAGTATGGGATGTATTAGTTGACCCATAGACACCACGGGTGATACCTGTAAATGTGGTGGATGTTTTCCCTGTATATTTAATTATCTCACTGCCAATTATAAGCGCACCTGATGATAGAAATAACGCAGTGCTTGTTACTTGAATAGCAGCCGTAGAAACATTACTCATGTTTGCTGTAAGCGTAGTTACACCGTCTTGATGAAATGCGGCATTAGGGAATCTTAAATATGCGCCCCCTACATTTCCACTTAGAGAAGCCAGAGTATTATCTATCTGGTTAAAATATAACCGCAAGATGTTATTAAGCATATCCGCATACTGCTTGTTATAGATAGTAGGCGCAAGTGATAAGTTAGGAGCTTTGGACGTAATTAATGGAGCGATAGTAGTCATAAAAATCCTTTAAAATCAATAACTTAACTTAGCGTCTGCCATCAGGACGACGATCAAATCTAGGATGCCCCAACTGCCAAGCCACACCTAATGAGTTAGACTCAATTCTAAAACTCATCTGTCTACCGCGAAGTCTGGTGTACACTTGCCCTGTAAATTGTTGTACTACGTACACGCTTGAGTTAGGTGGATAAGGAGGTGCATAGTTATCAGCACTAGTTACTACAGGTGCATCTGCTGTACCATATGGTGCACCAGAATTTTGTCTAGGTACTATGGTTATGGTCACATGTGGGTTATTAACATTTGAGCCATTGAAGTTAACGTCGGGTAACATACGCCATACAAAACCGAAGTTTTGCCCATCTTCAATGTCAAAGTCTGAAGACTGAATATAGGCCGATATAGGAACCGCTGTTTCTCCTGAGACATCATCAACGTCAGCTTCATGGTATAAGACTCGACTGTTGTAATCTATTGCCATAGGGTATTGTCTTATGCCAGAATCCATCCATGCAGTTCTAGCCATAGAGCCTGAATACCACACGCTATCTAAATAATTAAAAATAACATACCTGTCTACTACATTTGTATCTTCTGAGCAATAGAACCACCACACTTCATTGTAGCCTGAGTTGCTACCAGCAAAGATCTGATACCCTTGTGTTGAGTTTAAATCCTCAAATACGTATTGTTTTAACGTACAAGGTAGTGTTTTTACAGTACCATCATACATATAGAACTTATCTAAGCCCATCCAATAGGTCACGTTGTTAACAGTTATCGCCGCATTAGGGCTGATAATAGAGATATTATCCATTAATACTTGGAATGTCCATACGTACGGCGCCCCTAAATACTGCATAGAGTAGATGCACGAGTCTGTCCAAATTAAGTTTTCTTGCCTTGTTACTTGAGCCGCTACGATGTAAGAACCATGCGTAAGTCTAAACTCACCTGACTGATTAGTAATACTTGGCACCCATTGATATGGGTCATTTTGATCTGACCATCGCACAAGCATTGGGTCAAAAGTTGTTGCAGGTGATGCTGGATAGGGTGCGTAAGTGTTGGCGCCAAAAGCAATAACAAATCGTTGTAAAGCTGACGCTAAGATTTGGTTAGTAGCAACAGGTACATATGACCCGTAAGGTACAGTGTAACCACTTTCAGGTGTATTGCCTAACGCTGCTGTAGATAAGTCTGCTAGTAGTTTTGCTCTAACAGCAACTGTACCAGAATTTTCCCAGTAATAGATAGCGCCACCACGAGGGGCTAAAACAAGATCTTGCCCGTAGTTGTCATTAGTCCATAGGCGCAATTGATTCTGAATACCTGCAGCATACGCTGATCCCCAGCCGCCACGGCTCCAAGGACCTGCCCCCCAACCTGTTCCAATAATGGCTACATCTAACCCCTTATGAATTTGAAAGGCAGCTGTAATGGAGGTGCCACCGCCAGTTGCTGAGGATGAGGCTGTAGTAGGTACGGTTATGGTGAAAGTATTGGTGGTAACATTTGATATTTGGTAGTCGCCATTTAATATCGTGGCCGATATACCGCCTACAGCTGTAGCTCCAGAAAATGCAACATAGTCTCCGTCAAAACCACCATGAGCAGCTATAGTAACTGTAACAGTTGGAAGACCTGAACTTGTGGTAAAGCAATTATTAGTAGTTGGTGTTGTAAAGGTTGCTCTAATAGGTGTTATATCGTAATATACGCCGCCGAACTCAATATAGTACTTAACATTAGTGCCTACACCTAAGTAGTTAAATCCTTCAAAGTTCACCCAATTCCACATTGAGCGGCCAACGCCCAAGAAACTATTGTTAGAAAGACGTGTCCAACCGCCTAACTTTTCAGGATTGCCAGAACGAAAGCGTATCTTATCACCGTCATACCATCCGCCTTCATTTGAATAGTTGGTCCCCTCACGATTGAGCCCCGGTGTTAATACTAACTTCTGTAATGGCATAACCTTATCCTATCAATGTTTTAGCTGTTATATCAACAGCACTAGTACGTGCTAACCATCCCTTTCCGTATATATCAAAAGAAGGGAGAGATCTATAAAATACTTCTTTAGCGTCTGTGTACTTATTAATAAGTTTTTTACTATCTATATCTTTTACAGCTTGCAATGTTTTAGGGCCTATTGCCCCGTCAGCAGTTACACCAACAGCTGTTTGTAATGTTTTTATCGCACGTCCGGCCCCTGCATTGATAGCAAAATCAAAAGCGAGATAGTCAACGCCGTTAGGTAAATCATCGCCATGTACAAGGTCCCAATATTTGTGTTTATAAAACGGGCTAACCTTTTCAGGCGTCAGTGCTTTCATATCAGCTGTACTGACCTTATGCCCCACGTAGGCTTCCCATGCCGCTTGAGTTACGCCTAAATTAGTACAACCTTTTCTACCATCAGAAAGCCTATTACCGTTGTCTCTAGGGTCGTCTTGAAAACCACCTTCGCTTTTAAGAATATGCTGTAAGGCAGTATTGTAATTGGCTTGCATCTTACTTGTTTTCTTTTACAAAAAAGCCTAGAGCACCGAATACTAGAGAACCTACATTTAGAGCATCTTGTATATAACCAGGGTTTACATTAACACCACCTAGAGCAGATACTGCGGCTATAGATGCCATTGTACTAGGTTCACTAAGTCTGGATTTTAACCAACTAAAAAACGCAATTATTTTGCTCATAATATTTCTCTATTGATCATCATTAGTTAGATGGTGGTACGAAGTTATTTAGTTCTGTTTGGATAACATCTAATTGCTCTTGCGTAGTTGCCGCAGTGATCTCGACATTAATTAACTGATAACGTGTCTGAGCATCCGAGACGACTTGGGCATCATAGTGAGTATTAGGGTTTCCATCAGTTTCAGTTTGCGCTTCATAAGCTACAACTTGGTTAAATTGGCTTGAATTTTGAGCCTTCATATTAGACTTACGACTATCAATAGGGATGTCATAAACTGTCCATACAATCTCAACAGGGTCTTTAGTGCAATCATAGACTGGGCCATTTAAGCCTTGTTGATAAGGTATGGTCGTAGGGATGATCTCAATAGCATACTTCCAACCATCTTGACCTACTGGCACTGGAGGCTCTGTGTCCCAACATTGGGCCATTTCACCGTTTACTACCTGAACATATAATTGTGTCATTTTTGTTTCCTTTGTTTATTGAATTTGTTAAGTAACAATTCCAAAGCTTGTATATAAGCCGTTTGCTATTTTAGACCATGTGGCAGTAGGTCCTACTTGCTTAGGGCTTGAATAGCTAGTTGTATTGCCTAAACCTAGTTGACCATATACATTAAATCCCCAAGACCATAATGTACCATCGGTTTTAATAGCCATAGCACCGGTAAAAGCAGCACTGGTATTTGACCAAGTAGTTAATATTCCTACTTGTTTAGGACTTGAGTAATCAGTTATGTTGCCTAAACCTAAGTTTCCATAAGCATTGTAACCCCACGACCAAAGAGTGCCATTAGTTTTAACACCTATGGCGTAACTATTTCCGCATTCTATTTTAGACCAATTAGTAAGTAGTCCAACCTGTTTGGGAGAAGAGTAATTGGTCACATTACCCAAGCCCAATTGTCCAATATTATTGCTTCCCCATGCCCAAAGAGTGCCATCAGTTTTAATGGCATATGAAGATCCTGTACTTGCTGCTATACTTGCCCAAGTGGTAAGCGTTCCAACTTGATTTGGAGATGATTTATACGTGCCCGCTCCTGATGTGCCTAAACCTAATTGTCCAAATAAATTATATCCCCAAGACCATAGCGCCCCATTTTTAAGAGCTAATGTATGTGAACCTCCGCCTGAAATTTGAGACCAAGTCGTAAGAACTCCCACTTGCTTAGGGCTTGAGTAATTAGTTGTATTACTTACACCCAGCTGACCGTAAGTGTTACTGCCCCAAGACCAAAGTGTACCATCTGTTTTAATAGATAGTGCATGTGAATCTCCGCATGAGATTTTAGACCATGTAGTTAGTAAGCCTACTTGCTTAGGACTTGAATATGTACTAGTATTACCTACTCCCAATTGGCCCGAAACATTAGTACCCCAAGACCAAAGTGTGCCATCTGTTTTAGTGGCTAAGGAAAAATTGGTTCCCGCGGACACATTTGCCCAAGTGGTAAACGAACCAATTTGGGTTGGACGTGACCTGTTTACAGTATCGTTTAAACCTAATGCACCTATGGTTTGATTAAATCCCCAAGAATAAAATCCTGAACTTAAGTTTCCATCTGTAGGCCAATTACCTTGTTTTATCCAGTATCCCGCTTGCTCCATTGTCCATACACCTGAAGCAGAGCTATTTTGATACGGCCCAGCTGGTACTACAGGCGAAGACTTAATGACACCACCGGGATATTTAGTTGACATTTATTTCTCCAATCTTTCTTTAATTAGAGCAAATGGTGCTTCCCACTCGCCAAATATTTCTTGTCTTATTAAACTCATACTGTCGTAGTATGGGGTTGCTTCGCCTTCTAGTGCATATAGGAAGTACGGCATAATTGGTGTCACCACCCAAGTGTCAATCCCCATAGCTGCAGCCAAATGGCTTACAGACGTACAACTGCTTATGACCAGGTCACAACTTGCCACAGCCGCTCTAGTAGCTTCCCAACTATTTAGTGGTACTTGCTTAACCCACATTGGAGTAGCCTCTACACCAGCATCTCTTTGCAGACTTATAAACTCGTAGTTATCATTCTTAACAGCATCAAACATCAACTGGTAAGGAAACGCTTTATGGTGCTCATGTTCAAACTGAGTAGAGCCTTGCCATCTTAGACCAATGCGTTTCTTTCTTCCCTTTATTGTAACAGGTTTAGCTATATAAGGTGCACCACTAATATCTTCTAATTCAAAGCCTAACGGTACAATAGCACTCATACCAGCAACCCAAAAGTCATGATAGATACCAAACACCGCTTCGTGCTGAATAACGCTAGATACACCCTCTACATTAACGAATAAAGACGCTAACTGACCAGAGCAAGCCACAATGACTTTACA